GACCAAGTTCACCAAGTGCTCTACCAGCATTTACATGTGCTTCATTATAACGAGAGACTTCACGACGAAGAGTTTCCATAGGATACATACGACCATTACGGTTCTTGATGTTTCCTTGAAGGAAAACTCCCTCAATATACAGTGATTTCTTACCAGACTTAGTGGTCTCTACAAGAAATTTTACTGATTCAATTTCTTCTCTAATCAGTTTCATTAGGATGCTCCTCCGCTTGATTGTACTTGTTGATAATGAAGTGTTCCAGATCCATCACCATATGCAGCAACCATAAAGGAGCCTCTCAATTCTGCTTGTCCAATTACATTAGTATGTGCATATCCAACACCATAATCATGATCTACAATGATCCTGGTACTAAAATAACCTGAGGAACCACCAGAAGTATCTACAGAAGAAACAATTTTATGAGTAAAATCAAGATAACTTTGTCCTGTTACTGTTAACGAAACAGCATCTCCTGCTTCAAAAGGAGAACCAGTTCCCTCAGCAAAATCAATAACTGTTGTTGTTCCTGTAGTAGTAACACCAACAACCCTATTTGATTTAACAGAACCTAATGAGATAACTTCTGACTCTCCAGAATGCACATAATAATTTGTTGCTGCTGCGGTTGGAAGAGTTCCAATGGCAACGTGACAACCTGCACCTTTTGCCACAACTCTTAATGAGTCTGACTGCTGAAGGGTTTTATCAACACCTCTTCTGTTTGCACCACTAGTAATCGCAAAAGAGGAATTTACTCCTACTGGTTTATGTCCCATTATTCTTTAGAGTTCATTTATAGTAGTTATTTATAAATCAGACACCATCGGTGGTCTCAGGTGCTTCGTCCTCTACTTCAATTTGATCCTCTCCACTGAGAAGACCATTCGCAACTAGTGGACGGAAAGCATCAACTCTCTCTGCAGCTTTTGCATAGAGAACATCTTTAATAGAATCACTAATTTGTGATGGTGACTCATCACTAATGATCATATCTAAAAGGTCATCCATTTAATTGTATACTATACGACTATGGGTATTTATATCTCCCCACCCTTGGGCATTTCAATAGGTTCTGCGGCAGATGCATCAATCTCAGGTTCCATCTGTGGTTGACCCAAATCCATATTTGCTGCTGAATCTAAAGGTTGTCCTGTAGCAGGATCAATCGTTGCAGGATCTGGAATTACCCCATCCTTAATCTCTTTTTCAATCAACTTATCCTGTTCAATAATCTCAATATCAGTCTGACGTAAGATTTTACGACGGACATAATCCTGAGAATAGTATTTTCCGATGTATGGTTCTGCAGTTTGAGCAAGAGTTAATCTTTCATTGAGAAGTTCTGCCTCTTTCAATTCAGAAAAATGATTATCATAAAGGAAATCATACTGAATATGCTCACTCATAACCTCCCAATCCTCTGGAGTAATTATATTTTTTAGGAGTAATTGAGTCTTCAGCATGTCATTAAACATGTTGGAGAATCTCTTCCTCAAACGTCCAACAAACTTAGTAAACTTGAGTTCGTCTCTTAGGATCTCAGAAGATCTCCCCAAGTTAAACCCACCTTCTCCATCCATTCTTGATGGTGGGACGTTAAGTGAACGATAGAGTTTCTTTTTAAAATACTCAATATCAGTGATTTCACCCAAGTTTTGTCCGCCAGGGAGAGTGGATATTTCGGTTCCTCTTCCACCCTCACGCCTGGGAAGCCAGAAGTCTTCAAGCATTGCCATGTACTTTTTGTCATCACGGATTTCTCCTGTGTTTGCATCGTATACAAGTTTGTTGCGATAACGAGTCATCACATCACGAAGGTATTGCTCTGCCTTTACCTTAGGAAGATTACCAACGTCAATGTAGAAAATTCTACGTTCTGGAGCACGGGATAGTCTATAGATAACCAGTGAATCCTCAATCATTCTAAGTTGATTGAGAGATTTGATTGCCTTATGAAGATACGAAAGAGTTGATCCTTTGTTACGATCAACTAATCCAGATGTACAATATGTGATTGCATCTCTTGCAATCTTAATTCCTTGCTGTGCCCCAGTTTGCATGGGGTTTCCAGTTGGATAAACTGCTTTAGGATTATAGATAAAAAACTCTTCAATTTCAGGAAAGTCATAATCCATAGGATTATCACTCTTTATCCTTGCAACTGCATTGTTAATATCACCTTTCTTTTTCTTTTGTTGTCTTACATAACGCATTTTCATTGCGTCAATATAACGAAGCTCCTGAATTCCTGCTTCAGGATCCTTCATATCAATAATCTTGTGATAATAAATGCGACCATCAATGTACCAATTCCTATAAATTTCGTGTGCCTTCTTGTCAAAATCAAGAAGATCAAGAATATATTTAAATTCCTTACGAATTATATTTTTGATACCATCACTTGCATTAAGATTTGAAAGTTCAATCTCAACTGGACTATCATTAGAATCTGAAACAATTGCTTCATTTACAATATCCTCAATGGCACTATCCGCTTCAGGATGAAGTGCCATTTCACGATATCTTTTAATCAGATCAAATTCTGTGCGATATACACCCTCAATATCCACATAAGAACCAAAAAAACCACTACTCATATAGTGGTCATTCCCGTCCTCATTATTCGGAGGAACGGGACTGACGGCACTTGGAGATAGTGGTTCTGTGTCCTCGATAGAGAACCCAAATAACTTAGACATTATTATAAACTAACTTAAGTCTGATCTATTTATGGATCAGTCAGCACTGTTATCTGGGGACCAGTATTGAACTTGGAATTCAACTGTGAATTCTTCAATGGTGTCGGATGTGTCGTAAGACAGGTCTATAGCAGAAATGTTCGTTGGGAATATTCCGTAGAACTTGTACTTCTTAATAGTTTCAAGACCTTCACCACTTCTGGCATTAGGATCAGTGTTAAGTCTACTGAACTGTTTAACAACAGCATCGACTTGGTAATCAGCTGGGTTAAGCAGACCAGATCCGTCAGCATATTGTGCAATCTCTTGCATCCAACGTTCCATTGCAGCACGGATAACGAAATCGTTATCGTTGATTACTGTAACGGTCCAGGTGTCAAAGGTTCTGTCACCAGCAACTTTGAAGATTCTGCCTCTGAATGGAACATCAATCGATGCTACGTTTGATGCAGGCAACTGTGCTGCCTTACAGAGAACAGAAAAACTATCTGAATCGTATCCTTCGTCACCAGATCCAGGGAAAGACGTTAAGTCTACCTGGAATAGATTGGGGCGAGCACCTCCCCCGATCAGAGTTGATTTGATTTTCTCGATAGAGTGTGGCATTTTTTAATCCTCCTTTTGTTATTTAGATAATGCTATCAAACTCTGCCAACTACTTCTTCAAAGCTAACACCAGTGCGGGTAGCAACGAAGGTAAGTGTTACATAGTTAATTGACTTAGCAGGCTTCAGGAAGATGTCTGCCCTAAACTCATTGTTATCGATGACATCAGGAGTGTTATTCGTGCTGTCACAGACAACCATGTATCCGTAAAGTCCTCTCTTCGCTTGAATATCACGGAGATAAGGTTGAACAATGTTCTTAAAGTTAGCTCTAGTTAACTCATCGTTGAGTTCAAAGAGTTGAGCTTGTGCTGCTCTTTCTAGTGCCTGTTCAATAGTAAGGAACAAACGACGGACGTTAATTCTATCGAATGCAGAAGCATATCCGAGTGCAGTCTTATCACCGAATAGAAGTGTTCCAATACCAGGTGTCGTGATAAAGGAGTTGATTCTTGCAGGATAGAGACGATCTCTTTGTGCCTTGTTGGGGTTATATGCCAGTTTAACGGCATTGTTGATAACACCACGTTGCTGTCCAGCAGGTGAGAACCAAGGATATGCAACAATTGCGGTGCGAGTCATAAGACCTGCAACGTCACCATTTGTTGGAACGTAACGGAACTCATTATTAAATCTGTCATACATGTACTTATATCCACTGTCAAATGTTGCATAAGATGAAGAGGACAGTGAACTGAAGTAATTAATCAGATTTTCTGTCTGAGTGTTGGTGTTAGTGATGTTAACCAGATTTGTTCTATGTGCTCCGATTGTGGCTATACAATCTTTTCTATCATTAGCAACAGAGATCAGATAGTTTGCTTTTGCTTGCGACTCTGCTTCAGTTGCACAACCAGGACCCATGATCAGATAATCAACTTCAATTTCATCTTTGTTAGCAAAGAGTCCGTAAGAAGTGATAAGGTTAGAAAGTTCTGCCTTCATTCCACCAGTTGAGGAGTAATCAACTCCGCCACCGAAGGTGTAAGTTACAGCACCAATACCAGCAAAAGTGACATCTTGAGCAGGTTGACCCCAAAGTCCATCTGCAGTCGTGATTTGAACAAAGTCTGTCGAGAAACCAGTTGCTCTAGGAGTTGTGCCGTGCTCTGCATCATGTGCTTGAGACAGGTTGTAACCAGCATAGATGTTAGCAGAGAAATCAGCAAGGAAATCTTTGTAGAAGATTCTCTGAGGTGCATTTACATTAGAGATTGCATCTCCTGCTTTAGACAGGTTGATATGTTTCTCAAGAATGTTACCCTTAATTCCAGTGATGGTTCCTGCGTCATCAACTACGACAACGTGAAGTCCATCGTTTTTGCCGTTTCTATCAGTTACATAAACATTAGAAGTAGGTCTTGGTGCAATTGCTTTCCAGAAAGTAGTTGCGTTGGTGAGACCCAGAGTTTGTTGCTCATACCAGTCAACAGCTGTTGTAGGAGTGTAAACAGTGTCACTAGGATTAGTTCCTGTGCTGTTAATACCTGAGTTATTGACAAAGTGCAGTCCTACACTAGTTCCAAATGCTCTTGTATTGGAACCTTCTTGATAGGTAACAGCAGTTTCTGTAGATCCACCACCAACGGTTTCAACACGGGAGACTACTTTAATGTCAACCGTGCTACTACCACCAGTAACATCCGTTGACATTCCAACAATGATACCTTTCAGGAATCCAGTAAAACCAGAAGTAGATCCAGTTCCAGGAATAACTGCATTGTCAAGTGATGCGGTTACACCGAATCCAATTGTTGCACCAGCATCAGCAAGACCGGTTGTTGCAATACCGACTCTCTGATCAGCAAAGTCGTCGATTGTGCAGACTTTCAGTCCATTGGCCCAGGTTCCAGGGTTTTTAGCAGCATAAGTAAAGCTATTATCTGAAGTATGGAAACCAACGTAATCATCATAGTTGGTAATCTTCAGTGAAGTTGTTGAACCAATTCCAACACCTGCGTTTGCATTGTTAAGGTTGGTGTCATCAGTTCTAACAACCTTCAGTACTCCTCCATAAGAAAGGAAAGATGATGCACTCATCCAGTACTCATATTGCGTGTCAGTTGACAGAGGCTTACCGAATGTATCAATAAGTTCTTGTTCTGTAGAAATGTCAATTGGATCGTCAATTGGTCCGATCTTGAAAGGTCCAGCGATCGCACCAATGTTGTCTAGTACATTATCAGCTCTTCCTACTGTTAAGTCAACCTCCCTGACTAATACGCCTGGAGATAATTGAGGAGTCGCCATGTTTTTGTTCTCCGAGTCTCAGTTTATCTGAAAATATTTATTAAAACGTATAGTTTCACAGGGGAAACATGACGTGAACTACCAATCTGGATAACTCCAGTCAACGAACGGATCTTTTTTTCTTTTTCTCTCTAACATTCTTTTTATCGTACAGTCTTTACACTCATAAGAATATGAAGATGCTACTGGTCCTCTATCTTTTCTAGTTCTATAAAAATCCTCAACTAAGTTTTTTGTCTCACCACAAACTCTACACTTTCTATCTTGTAGTAAAAGATGTCCTAACTTAATTTGACCATCTAAGTCCATTAACGATATTCCCACATATAGGATCTATCACCGTACTCTGCTGTTGTCCATCTATCTCCATCACTATCAACAAAACTGTCTTCATCTAACCCATCATTTAAGAACCCAAATGGTGCCATGTCCTGTTCAATTTGATTCTTTTGTTCTTCATATAATCTCTTACGAACATCTTGATCTGTCAACTCTTTGAAGTAGTCCATTTGGACCAACCAAGCATAGATGACAAGACACATTGCTAAGTCATCATTACATCCTTCCTCAGCCTCGAATGAGTTATGCTTTGAAATAAATGTTGTTAATTCTGAAATAATCTCATAATCACTAAAAATTAGTTTGTCTTCTTCAATAAGTGTCTTAAGGTTAAGTGATCCAACCTTCTTCACAGTTTTGGACATCTTAACTCCTAACTGTGTTTTCTTACCAGAGAATCCCTGACCAACAATCTGTCCTGCTCTACCTCTCATAGAACACATCAACAGGTTTTGATACTCAAGATCGTACTGAAGAATACTTGCAACCTGATCTCCAATATCATTTACTTCACATAAAATAAATGCACTATTATAATTTCTTGCTACCTCAAATATGATATTGGGGAAAAGCATAGGTTTAATATCATTATTTCTATATTTGGCAACAACTCTGTGAGGAAATTCAGTAATATCAACCACAACAAATGCAGAGTAATCTTCTCCAACTCCTCTTGCAACATCAACAGTCATTACATAATCATGATTTTCTTTAGATGGTTCATAAACATCTAATCCAGCATTCCTTTGAATAGGATTGTCATAAATTAAAGTTCTTAACTTACTAGGTGCAATCAGGGTATCAACTGATCCTAAAAACTCACACTCAAACTCAACTTTAAATTGTTGCTCTGATGTGTTTTTAATAGTGGTCTTTTTCCACTTCTCATCTCTACCCGGAACCTCCGACCAGTGAACATCTGTGGGGACATAATCATTCTTCTGTTTTTCTGCATCATGCCACAAACGATAGAAATGATTCATACCGTGTGGGGTGGATACAATAATTACTTTGGTGTTTTTACCAGAAGTAATAGTAGGATAAACAGA